CTCCGTTTTTGTTTTGCATCTTTCTTTTAACCAAAGTCATGCGACTTCCTTCCTTTTCTCAGGGTTAAGTAAATACTCGTATGCCTGCCCCGCTTGTGTTGCTGCTTTTCTTAGCGCGAGGTAATCGTACTTCAACAGTTTGATGTAACCGTTGATGTAGGATTCGTGGTTGATCTTGCTGGGTACACCCATCATTGAAGAGATCAGGGCCGATCCCATTTCTGCTATCAATTCTTCAAAGGCATAATCCTTTTTCTCTAAGGATAATGTCCTATCCAATCTGGTTCCATGTGCTGTCCAGTGCGTCAACTCATGGAACAGTACATTCCAGTAGTGGTCTTCTGATTTGAATTTGTTGATGTCGGGCATGCCAATGTAGTCATGCCTTGGATGGTAGTAAGCCCGGTCACCTCCATCTTTAATGATGGGATTGAGATCGGTAATCCAATTATCAATATTATTTCTGGTCTTAATAACAGGCTCGTCAGATACATGGACAGTAGGTAACCCATTGATTTGACACCTGTTTAACACACCGAAGACACGCCAGAACCCGACAAAGTTAGGTGTGCCATCGTCAGTTTTCTTTTCCTTGGGCTCCCAATTATCTACCCATTTAATTATGGGTGTAGTCTTCTGCCCTTTGAATGATACATCTATTTTATTTTTCCTAGCGTAAGCTAAGAGTTGCTTGGGGGTACACCATTCGTTGCTGGTGTAGTTGTTAGTCTCTGCTGCTACCCACAAACCAAAGATATTTACACCGTGGTAATACTCATTGGTTGTGAAGTTGCGAGGCATGGGGTCACCTTCCCATGGTGATTCAAAGGGAGATAGTTTCTCCCCATCTTGTACTCGCTTTAACTTATCGATCACCTGTTCAGTGAGAGATGCGAGAACTTCTTGGACTTTATTGCGTGAGCCTTGACCCATGACTTACCCTTCCCTATTCTTTAAGTGGTGGTTGGGCCGGACAGTTTTGCCTCCCTTTGTCTGTCCGGTAATTTACTTGCGCGGTCCCGGTTCTTCCTTGCTGGGGCCGCGTCTTTTTTATTGCTGCTTTAAATCCACCTTTAACTTCTACTACATACGGGGTGGCATGGTAGGTAAGCCCATAGTTGAGGGCTTCTTCCATGGTTTTAAAAAGTAGGGGGAATGTCTTCATTCTTAATACCCTGTGCCTCCGCTGCGAGTGACGCATACCCAATGCGGTCCACATAATTATCTATGTTCGAGCCACCATCGATTGTCCTGACAATCTTGTATGCCTCTAAGCAATCGGCCACCTGGCGGGGGGTAATGTCGGTGCGAAGTATGACTTGCCACATGATCGACGCGTCTAATAGGTTTTGCATTGCATCGCCATGCACATGCCCAGCACCTGTAACAATGGAGCGTGCATTATTCATGGCTGTGTAACGGGTATGATTAGACATTGAGCAACTTGCTCCTTTCTGCTCGTAGGATTTCACTGACACGCGCGCCATCTATTCCATACACATCACCGATCTCTCGGTTGGTAAGGTGTGGCTTGTTTTCATATAAAATACAGACACCTAGCCTTATCTCGTCTGTGATTGGACGGGCAGTGGCACGCGCTACCTTCATAGGTTTTTTTCTATGAAGTTCTTCTTCGATGATGCACCTGATTGCGGCAGCGATTTGGCTGCGTGTAGAGTATCCTTCTCTTCCAAGGGTGACACCTTTGGCGAGGTTTTCAAGCCTTTCTCTGGCATTGGGCATGCTCATAAGCTGTTCTCCAATGCATTGATTTGTCTTTCTAATTCAAGGATGTGTGTTTGATCCTGCCTTTCATTTCTTATTGTTAATTCTATAAGCCTGTCTTGCAGAGTATTGATAGCTGCAAGCATATTGCTTTGCTCTTGTTCCAAGTCAGTCATCGGAAATCACTACTAAATCTTCGGTGTCAAACTGGAAGTTATGAGGACCAGTTGTGACAATTCTCCAATCCCAACGACTGCCTTCTTTTAATCGGATGGTGTTAATCACCTTGAATTTTTCAGTGATTATTAACTCATCCCCTTTCTCTATTTCTTCGGGGGATTTGATGACGATCTTTAGCTTACGAACTTTGCGTTCCATGGTGGCCTCTATTTATTTATGACAATAACAACGGGCTGGTTGCCCATTGAATTAAGAAGATGGGTGAGCAACTGCTGCTTTTCCTCGTTTCCCATGGCAGTGACATGCTTCTTCCACCAATCCAGATCGTTGAGACGTTTTGTCGCAAGGAAGGGGTCCTCGGTGGTGGCCTGCTTTGCCCTTTTATTAGAGGACATGGCACCTTTGTTAGGGGCGGTAGCAATGACACGCCCAGTTAATTGGAGGCGTTCGATTGCTTCCAGCGTGCGGCGTCTTTTTCCTTCAGCGCATGTTGGTTTATCTGCGCGGTTTTGTAATTCTTTAATAATTTTTGCAGATGTAATTTTCTTTTTATCAAGCGCCTCCTGCAATTCCTTCAGGGTTTTTCCGGTTGGGTTGTAGTGCATTTTGCCTCACTGGTTGGAGTTAACACCTTGAAATATAAATAAAGTGGCACCTGTAACGGGTGCCTATTCATTACCGCGCCAAAAATAAAACGGACCGGCCAAGCACTCGCTCGACCGGCCCGTGTGGGTTGCGCTACAGCCCCATGGCTGCCTTGCGTTTGGCTAGTTCTTCGGCGGCGCTGCTTGCTTTCGCTTTCGCAGCGTTCGGCTTGGTCCCACCAGAATAGAACGCCTCCATGTTTTGCTGCCATGTCTCGAATTCGAAACACGCACCGGTCAGGCGCTCGTAGGCCTCGTCGAATGCGTTGCGCAATTGAAGGGCGGCAAGCCACGCGTTACCCGCGCGGGTTGCGTAGATGCTAGCGTTCGACGTGCGTATGTCCTGCTCGTCGGGGTCAGTCTCGAGGCGCTTCTGGTAGGCAAGTTGCGTCTGCGCCTCGAATGCCTCGGCCTTCTGATAGCGCTTGTGTACTGCGCCTATAACGCTGTCGAAGTTGTAATGGAAATTGCGGTCGGTTTCTTCTGGTACCGGCGCGGTTGACGTTTCGTCACGCGGCTCGTCTAAGAGCGGCGAGAACATTTCAACGAGCGCTTCGGCTATCGCTTCGGCGCTATTCCTTGGGCTTTCGGATTTAATCTTAGCCATTGTGGTTTGTATTCCTTCGTGGTTGGTTTCTGTTTGAACGGTTGAAGTATCGCTTCTGATTGTGTGCAAAATGTGGCGAACTTGTGACAATATTGCGGCGTCTTCCTGACCCCTCTTTCCTTGCCAAGCAACCCATGTTCTTACATGGTTTCCTAATGCCGAAGGCTTTAGGGAAGTGGTCTGACGAAGGAAGACCGCCGAGCTTGTGGGGAATATGTGTCATTTCCCCGCAATCCTCACAGAGTGAGGAAGTGGGTCAATATCATGTCAATAAGGGCTATTACTGAAACTAACGATAGGCATATCATGGTCGCTAGTAGTGCGACTGTTAACATTCTATTTAACGCTTCCATTCACTTCTCCTCTTTCTTTTTAACTTAATAACAACGGGTCAGCACGCTAGGTAAACGGAGCGTCAAGCAGTCCAACGGCGTCGAGGGCGACCGCCCGAGACATAGAGGCTGCTTGATGCCCGTTTAGCAGCGCTGCTACCCGGCATTATTATGAGATCGGTTATTCATGTCCCTTGCTCTGCACAACGTTAATTCCTTAATGTATTCATAATGATATACTGGGCATTGACAGGGCCAACGGAAGCGGTGCCTATTTACTCACCCCCATGCAGTTCGGCATACAGTTGTTTCAGTCAACCCCGAGCATAGCGAGGCACAAATAGATGGCAGATGAATCCAACGGACTGATCGTTAACCCGCAACGCAAGAGGCCGTTGAGGACTAAGCCGAAGCATGAGCAAGCAGTGACATTCACCCCGCTGCAACGGCAGGTAATGGAGCTACATGCTATCGACGGGTTGACAGGCGCAGGCATAGCTAAGCAGTTGAATAGGCACAAAT